CCTAAAAAATTCTCCGGGGGTATATTTAGTATTATATTTCTGAAGAAAACTATAGAGAAAGTGAGGTGCTACTATGGCAAACAGCACTGATAGTAGTACTTCTAAGAAGAAAACTACTAGAAAACCCTTACCAGCTAAGACCGCAGAAGCACGAGAACAGCAGCTAATCAACCTATCAATGAACCTAGCAGAGAAAAAACTAAAGGACGGTACTGCTTCATCTCAAGTAATCTGCCACTTCTTGAATCTAGCAACCCAAAAAGCAGAATACGAACGAGAAAAATTACAGGCAGACACAAAATTGCAAATGGCTAAGGTTCAAGCGATTGAATCACAGAAGGCAATTGAGGAAATGTATGCTAAAGCGATCTCAGCAATGAGGATCTATCAGGGTATGGATGAGGATGATATGGATGATTACTAAGAAATGCTATTCAGAGTTGATCAAAATACCAACATTCGAAGAAAGATTCGAGTATCTTAAACTAGATGGCGCAGTTGGGGACTTCACATTTAATGGAAAACGTCAATTGAATCAAGTTTTGTATAGAAGTCCTGAGTGGAAAAGCTTTAGAAGAGAAATAGCAATAAGAGATGACGGTTGTGATCTTGCTCATCCTGATCATAGAGTATATGGCAGTACCAGACTCATCATTCATCACATAAATCCATTGACCATAGAAGATATTCTTGAACGTAGACCATGTGTATTCGATAAAGAGAATGTAATACTTACAACTCACAATACACATGAGGCTATACACTACAGTAATGCAGACATTCTGTTTACTGAACCAATAGAACGAAAACCAAATGACACTTGTCCTTGGAGGTAAAACAAAATGAAACATAGGTATCGTAATTACAGCAATGACTATGAGAATAATAAAGTCGATCTCGATGACGGAAACGAGAGAGCTGCAACTAAAGAGGCAGATGAGGACAACAAATCTGAAAAGATCATAGAGAAGCTGCATAAGCTTACTGCAATAAATGCGACAGTTACTGTACTGTCAAACTTAAGAGAGAGTCCGAACCTGGACTCTAATGTTTTGCTTGTGCTTCAGCCAGGAACTAAAGTACAGATCTTTGAGAATCCTGGCGATTTCTATAAGGTTGAGTATGGTGACTATACTGGTTACATTAAGAAAGATCTTGTAAAGAGGTAATGCCATGACAGATAGTATACTAGACTCGATAAAAGAAAAAGTTGGAATTAAAAGCACAGAGATTACCGCTTTTGATTCCGAACTTATCATGGACATCAACATGGCAATAGCAAATCTTACAAGAATCGGAGTTGGTCCAGAAAGAGGATTTAGAATCGAGGATAGACTAGATACATGGGATGATTTCTTAGGTGCCGCTGATCCAAGATTAGAGAACGCTAAGGAATATATAGCTCTTCAGACAAAGTTGATCTTTGATTCTAATTCTATGTCTGGAGCAATGATTGAGATTTACAATCAGAAGTCAGATGAGATACTTTATACATTAAGTATAACAGTTGATCCAGATCCGTTAACATACTATTCAAGTGTAACAACAGTGGGGTGATCGTATGAATTACAAAATAGCTCAGACCAAAGGCTATATAGCTCCAAGTCCAAAACATTTACTGCATTCTGCTAAAGGTACAACATGGGAAAACCATAAATATGTAAAAGTAGAAGATGGTAAATATTTCTATCCTAGTAATTACGAAGACGGTAGGCATACCGGTACAAAAGAAACCCCAGAGAATACAGTTCAGAGTAGAGAACCAGTAGGGTGGGATACAAAATTATTCTCAAGTTTTGAAGCTAATTTAAGAGGTGCTAATGGAAAACTTGATCCCAAAGCAGTACAGCAGATGTTGTTATTTGGTAAAGATAAAGACGGTAAAGGGTATGACAACTTTAAAGTAGCACTTGGTAGAGCTGGTATAGATACTAGCAAAATAGATGAGAATTCTTTGAATCTTATGCGTTATAAGGTGTTAGAGCACTACAAGAATGAATTTGCTAAGGAGAAAGATAACTTTGATAAAGAAGGAAATAGGATTAAAGATAGAAAAGAATCATCAACAAAAGCTAGTTCAAATGCAACAGCTTCAACAGCCAAGAAGAAAGCTACGTCAAAATCCGTATCATCAGTTGAAGCCCCAAAAGTTACAGTTAAAACCTCTTCATCAGTTCCAGACACACCGAAGAGAAGAAGGGTAATCAACTCAACTGGTAAGACTCAGTATTCACCAGTACAGTCTTCAAGATCTAAGAGAAAGAAATAAGGAGTAACTATGTTATCCAATACAGCTGTCCCAAAGTATTACGCAAAGTTCAGGGATGATGTCATGCGAGGCAAAATCCCAGTATGCGAAACGATTTCAATGGAAATGAATAGGATTGATGAACTTATTCGTAATCCAGGAGTATACTATGATGATAATATAGTTGAAGCTTGGATAAAGTTTTGTGAATCTGAATTGACGTTGGTTGATGGTACAGATTTACACCTATTAGATTCTTTTAAACTCTGGGGAGAACAGTTATTTGGATGGTATTACTTTATAGATAAGTCAGTCTATGAACCTAATCCAAATGGTCGTGGCGGACACTATGTAAAAAAGACAGTTAAGAAAAGATTAACAAATAAACAGTATTTGATAGTTGCCAGAGGTGCAGCTAAATCATTGTATGAGGAGTGTGTTCAGGCATATGGACTAGTTGTTGATACAAGTACAACTAAAGGAGTAACAACCGCCCCTACAATGAAACAAGCAGAAGAGGTTTTAGGACCATTTCAGACAGCAATAGCAAGAGCTCGTGGTCCACTCTTCCAATTTCTCACAGAAGGATCTCTTCAAAATACCACAGGATCAAAAGCTAATAGACAAAAGTTAGCATCTACTAAAAAGGGTATTGAGAATTTCTTAACTAATTCGATATTAGAGATAAGACCGATGTCGATCCCAAAATTACAGGGGTTAAGAAACAAATACTCAACAGTTGATGAATGGTTATCTTGTGATATCAGAGAAGATGTAATAGGAGCACTCGAACAGGGTGCATCTAAGATAGATGACTATTGTATCCTTGCTGCATCATCAGAAGGAACCTTTAGAAACGGTTCTGGAGATGATATCAAAATGGAATTAATGAGCATCTTGAAAGGTGAGTATAAAAATCCTCATGTATCTATCTGGTGGTACAGGCTAGATGACATAAAAGAAGTAGCAATTCCAGATTTATGGGTTAAAGCAAATCCAAATCTTGGTATAACCGTGACTTATGAAACCTATCAGTTAGATGTTGAAAGAGCTGAGAAATCACCTACAGCCAGGAATGACATTCTAGCTAAAAGATTCGGAATACCAATGGAAGGCTACACATATTTCTTTAGATATGAGGAAACCTTACCGCATAGAAAACGATACTATAATGGAATGCCTTGTGCACTCGGTGCAGATTTATCACAAGGTGACGATTTCTGTGCTTTTACTTTTCTATTTCCACTTGAGAGGGAACAGTTTGGTGTTAAAACTAGATCTTATGTAACCAGTAGAACAGTTGAGCAGTTGCCTGGTTCAATGAGACTTAAGTATGAAGAGTTCATGAACGAAGGAACTTTAATTGTCATGGAAGGAACTGTTTTAGACATGACAGAAGTCTATGATGACTTGGATCAGTTTATCTTAGATATGAATTATGAGGTACAATGCTTCGGATTTGACCCATATAATGCCACAGCATTTGTCGAGCGATGGTGTAAAGAGAATGGAGAATTCGGAGTCGATAAAGTAATTCAGGGAGCTAAAACAGAATCAGTTCCTCTTGGTGAATTAAAGAAGATGGCAGAAGATAGACTTCTATTATTTGACGAAGCCCTTATGACTTTTGCTATGGGAAACTGCATAGTCCTAGAAGATACAAATGGCAATAGAAAATTGTACAAGGTAAGAAGAGACCAGAAGATCGATAATGTATCGGCTATGATGGATGCTTATGTAAGTTACAAACTGAATAAAGACTTATTTGAGTAGGAGGGGTTTTATGCAATACATGATAGCCCCTACAAATTCTGACTTATACCATCATGGTATACTAGGTCAGAAATGGGGAAAAAGAAATGGTCCACCTTATCCTTTAAGAGCAGGAGCGCATTCTACTGGTGAGAAGAAAGCTGGATATCAGAAGAGTATTAAAGGATCTGATGGAAAACGTTATGGTAATAGTGAGCGAAAAATAGGACTTGGCGAAAGACTAAGTGATAGATTAGAAGAAAGACGTAAAAGAAAAAAAGTAGCATCTGCTCAAAAAATGTTAAAATATAGAGCAAGAAGAGTAGCAAATGAGCATGAAATGTACGATAATGCTGCTAAAAAATATGCTAAAGAATTATCTAGACCCGTATTTGCATTTAGACAAGAAGAAAGAGATGATATTAGAAGTAGACGAGCATCTGCGGCAGATAATAAACTTAAACAAGTAGGGGCTGATATGCAAAATCGTCAACGTGAATTAGAACGAGCAAAACGTATAAATTCTAAAATTGTACAAGAGTATAAAGAGTATAATCAGAAATTAAAAGAAAAGTACGGTGATAAGAAAATAAAAGATATTAAAGAAAAAGATATAGAAATAGGAACAAGAGCCTATAGAATGGTTAGAACAGGAACCGTAATACCAACCATGAAGATCGCAGCATTTGAATTAGCTAATGAAAGGCGTAAGGAAGTTGAAGAATTAGCTAAACGCCCTCATGTTTAATAATAGGAGGTATTGATATGTTATATGTAATAGCTCCTACTTCTAATGATCTATATCATCATGGTATATTAGGCCAGAAGTGGGGACAAAGAAATGGTCCTCCTTATCCTTTAAGTGCAGGAGCTCATTCTGCTGGTGAGAAAAAAGCGGGATATCAGAAGAGTATTAAGGGATCTGGTAGGAAAATTAATAGAAATAAAGCTCCTAGTAAAGAAATTTCTAAAGAATATGGTATAGCTACAGAATTAGCAGCTTTAGGAATTTTAGTAGGCATGGTTACTTTGAGACTAAGCATAGAAGCAGGAATCAATGCTGCAATTAGAGGTAATGCAAAACTTAAAGAGCATAGAGAAGATAAATTAAGATCTAAACTTGATAAAGACGAGAAAACTGGATTACCTCTTAAAAAGAAAGAAATGACGCCAAAAGAGGATATCAAACATACTAATCCAGGATTTAGGAATGGTGAAGCAGATACATCTAATAACTGTCCTTTCTGTGTTACAGCTTACGAATTAAGACGTAGAGGCTTTGATGTAAGAGCTGGTAAGACAGAAAAAGGTAGAACACAGGAAGACATTTCTGCTTTCTATAAAGAAAATAAAAAGTTTACGAATGTGCAATTTGAGGGAAAAGATAAAGAGCACATGCCAACATCAAAAGATATTTCTAGAACTATTCAAGAAAGTATCTTAAAAAACAATCCAGATGGTTCTAGAGGAACTATGTCATTTAATTGGTGGACTGGCGGCGGACACGTTATTAACTATGAAGTTAAAAATGGAAAAGTAGAATTTCTAGACGGACAAAATGGACAAACATACAATATCAATAGATTGTCTGAAAGATTGCATCCATATGCTGGTTTTGGATATTTAAGAACTGATGATTTGACTCCAAATTATGAGAAATTAAAGAAAGAGGGGGTAATTGTAGGATGAGTAATGTAAAAGAAAACGTAACAAAAGCTTTCAATAAAAAGCACCCTGATTTACATGTTAATTACATAATGGATTACAACAATAAAGCCTATATAGTAAATGCAACAGAAAAACCCAATGATAAGGATGTATTTGATCCTTATTTTATAGTCTATAAGAGTACAGGAAAGATCAATTCATGGATACCAGATCCAGATGATGATACTTTCTTTGAGGCTTATAAAAGTAGGAGGCTATGATGGTTTATTACGGTGGAGTTTTAGTTGCCAATTCTGACTTATACCATCATGGTATACTAGGTCAGAAATGGGGACGTAGAAATGGTCCTCCTTATCCGCTTAGACCTGGTGCTCATTCTGCTGGTGAAAAGAGAGCCGGATATCAGAAGAGTATTAAGGGGTCTGGTGGAGGATCTTATACTGGAAAAATAGATAAGAAAACTGCAAGAAATAGGTCTAAAGCATTCGTTGAATATGCAAAAAAACCAAAAACTGATGAACGGGTAAAATATTATGTAAATAAAAATACAAAAGATATTGCAAGGTATCAAACACATCATGAGGATGTGGATAAAAAGAAACGAACTGCTTATGAATATACATATGATTTTAAAAGAGGAACAGCTGTAGGTAAAAAGAAACTAGTTCAATACTCAAAAGATGGAAAGACATCTAAAGTTATAAAAGAACTAGATCTTACAGATGACGATTATAAAAAAGCAGAAAAATATATAGAAAATAGCAAGAAAGAAGCAAATAAAAAGATAAATGTAAATGACGATACATTTGGCAATGCCAAAGAAGATCGTAAAAAAGCAAAAATAGAAAAGCGAGTTAGAGAGCACATCGCTGAGATAAAGAAGAACAATCCAGAACAGTATGAGAAGATCAAAAAGGATGCTATAGATAAAGGTAAAGCTTCTGAGATAAAATACTTTGTGGATGATATGGATAATAATGAACTTCAGTATGTTATAGATAGATTAGATAAGAAAGCCAAAATAAATTCTTTATCTAATAAAGAAACAAAGACAAATTGGGATAAAGTAAAAGACATAAGTGATAAGATGAAAATAGT